GGAATCCATATTACGACGGGTCAGGTTCAAATCTTTATGGGCAGTCTCCATTAAAAGCAGGTCTTAGAAGCTTAACTACAAATAACGAAGCTGTTCAAACAGGCGTTAAATATTTACAGAATCAAACTGCAAGAGGTATATTAACAACACAAGAAGAAGACGGGATAACAGAAGTTCAAGCACAACAATTAAAAGATAAATTTAGAGCAGCCCATCAAGGCTCAAGAAATGCTGGTGATATATTAATTAGTCCTAAGAAAATGAGCTGGGTGAACTTTGGTTTAAATGCTTCTGACCTTTCGTTAATAGAACAATATAATGCAAGTATTAAAGACCTTTGCAACATTTATAACGTTCCTGTTCAGCTTTTAAATAATACAGACTCTGCAAGCTATAACAACATGAAAGAAGCTAAAAAAGCTTTATATCAAAATGCAGTAATTCCTCAGCTGGTTAAAGTAAGAGATGAATTGAATCGTTGGTTAGCTCCTCAATATGGTGAAAAGATTTGTATTGATTTTGATTTTACAGCTATAGCAGAACTTCAAGAAGAGTCAGAAAAGATAGTTGACCAAATGAGCAAAAGCTGGTGGTTAACACCAAACGAAAAAAGAGAAGCAATGAGTTATGGAATGATTGAAGATAGCGAAGCTTTAAATGACTATTATGTTCCTGCAAATTTACTTCCGTTGAACACTTCAGTTGATTTAAATTTTGAATCGCAACCACAAGAAAAACCTAAAGAAGAAGAGGAGCAAGAAGAAAAGTCAAAGGTTCCTGGAATGGAAGATGTTTATACAACCAGAGAAGAAGCAGAATTAAGAGCTGAAGAGCTTGGTGGGTCGGGAAGCCACGAGCATTCTTTTGACGGGCAAACAGTTTATATGCCTTTTAAAACGCATGACGAATATGAGGAGGCTGTTAAAAGTTATCATGAAGAAGAAGAAGACAAGTATCACCACGAAGAAAAACAAATGTCAGCTAAATTAGAAAAGGCATTAAGAAAAAAAGTAGAAGACCATAATGCTTCAGTCAGTGCTTCCAGTAAAAAAACAACAGTCAAAACTTTATATGCGGTTTACAAAAGAGGATTAGGTGCTTACCAATCAAATCCGTCAAGCGTAAGACCTTCGGTTAGTTCTCCTGCTCAATGGGCAATGGCGCGCGTAAATAGCTTCCTATATGTGCTTAAAAATGGTAAATTCAGAAGAGGCAAGCATGACACGGATTTGCTTCCAGAAAGCCACCCAGAATCAACTAAAAGCATAGACGCAGAATATATAGAAAAAGAAACTTATAATAACTATCCTCAAAGTGCTTCTAATAATGCAAAAAGAATGATAGCGTGGAAAGAAAAATATAAAGATGAAGTTAAAGCAGGCACAAGAGTTGGTTGGACGCGGGCAAGACAATTAGCTAATCGTGAAAAACTTTCAGTTTCAACTTTAAAAAGAGTTAAAAGTTTTTTAGCCAGACATAAAGGTTATAGCACAATAAATCCAAAATACAAAGACACTCCCTGGAAAGATAATGGTTATGTTTCCTATAATACTTGGGGTGGTGAATCTATGAGAGTTTGGGTCAATAAATTCTTAGATAAATTAGAAGATAAAAATTAATGCCTACTCCAAATCCAAACGAAAATAGAGGGGATTTTGTTTCGAGATGTTATGCAGACCCAAAATCAAAAGAGGACTTTCCAAATGGACCTCAGCGTTTAGCTTTTTGTTATTCACAATTTGAAAAGTATAAAGAAAAAAAATCACTTAATTATACAAAAAAACAATATGATAATATTTGGCTTAGCTATAATAAAGAAAGATTAATCACAGAAAAAAAAGAAATTAAAAACGTATATAAAGTTTGGAAAAAAGAATTAGCTAAATTAATACCTGAGTTAATTGAATCCGGGTCAGTTACGCCTGGCGTTTATTTTAAAGAAGAAATAATTCAAGAAATATATAAAAAACTTTATGTTAACACAGGTCTTCATTTTGCAAAATGGTATGCGAATAATTTTACGAAGTTCCAAAAAAAAGCCGCCTCAGATTTTATTAGAGAGTGGGAATCTACTTTTGTTTGGTATTCCCAAGAAATGTCCAAACGATTTGGGGCAGAAATAGCTAATGCAACAACGCAAGCAGCTATAAGAAAATTTGAACAATTAATGAAAGACCCTGTATATGCAAATTATGGTCGAGACCGTAAAGGAAGAATTTTAGCCGGTCAAATGAATAGTCAAGCTTTATATATAGCTAAAAGAATTGTAACCACAGAATCAACTCGTATTTCAAATTATGCTATTCACCAAAGCAGTTTAAAATTTTTTAACCCAGGCGATTTATTAAAAGTTTGGATTAGTGCTTTAGATACTCAAGAACGTGACTCTCATAGAGACGCTCATTTCCGTTATAAAGATGGAATTCCGGTTGACCAAATGTATGAGGTTGGAGGGGAATCAATGGCAATGCCAGGGGCTGGAACAATACCAGAAAACAATATTAACTGCCGTTGCCTGTCAATTGATATTCCTAAGCCAGGGGCTGAATCTATAGCAGATATTGACTCGCTTGGATTAGGTGTAGCTGGGGCTTCAGCATTTTAAAAAATAAAAAAAATAATTGCTAAATTTGAAAAAAAAAGTATTATGTCTATAATTTATAAACAAAGTCCCCTTGGAGAAGTCCAGGACATGGACGAAAAAAAAGGAATAGTAAAAGGTTATGCTTCTTATTTTGACAATAAAGATTCTGACAATGATGTTATCAAAGCGGGAGCGTATAAAAAAACAATTGAAGAAAATGGTGACCGGGTTAAATATTATTATCAGCATAAGCTTGACAAACCTTTAGGAAAAATTAATGAATTATACGAGGACGAAAAAGGCTTAATGTTTGTAGCTGAAATTGCAAAGACAACATTAGGAATGGACGTTTTAGAATTAATGAAAGCTGGAGTTATAACAGAAAACTCAGTCGGCATAATGCCAATACAAAAAGATATTAAAGAAGGTCATAGAGAATTAACAGAAGTTAAGCTTTACGAAATAAGTGCAGTTAGTTTAGCTGCTAATGACCAAGCAAAAATTTTAGACGTTAAGAGTGAAGAAAATGTAAAAGACACTCTTAAACGATATGACACACTCGTTAAACTTATTCGTAAGGGAAATATCTCAGACGAAATGGGTTACGCAATAGAAGGAGAAATACTCAAGCTTAAAACGCTTTTTAGCCAAATAACTACTCAGCCAGCTATTATTGAAGTTACTGAGCCAGAGGTCATAAAAGAAGATTTTAATGCTTATCAGTATTTAATTAATAAGTTAAAATAAGTTCAACCCTTTAAAATTTTTAAATCATGAATGATGATGTTAAAAAAGAGCTCGACCAATTAGGCGAAATTATCGACGGTAAAATTGAAAAAGCCACTGGTCAAGCAATGGAAAGAGCTGACAAAAAAGCTGATGAAACATTAAAAACTGAAATTGGAAATTTGGTAAATAAATTCAATGAAAGAATGGACGCTATGGAAATGGCGCAAAAGAAAAACCAAAATTCAATTGAAGCTAAACAAGGTTTCAAAGCTGGATTGACAAAAGCTCTAAACGAAGGAGCACTGGAAAGCTTTAAACAAGGCAATACAAATGCTGCTTCTTTCGCTATTAAAGCGGACATGACAATTGGAGCGGACTTTTCTGGTGATGTAATACCTCCGGAAAGAGTGGCTGGTTATAAATATGACCCAAGCCGCCAATTCCACGTAAGAAGTATATTACCACAGGGAAGCACGTCTTCAGATGTTGTAAGATATATTAAAGAATCAGGTTACTCTGATGGCTCAGCGACTAAAAATGAAGGCGCTACTTTAGGTCAATCTGACTTTGATATGCAAGCTGTATCAACTCCAATAGAAAAAATTGGTGCTTACTTTAGAATTTCAGAAGAAATGATGGACTCAACTCCACAACTTTCTTCTTATCTTTCTGCAAGAGCGCCAGAAAAATTATTGGCAGTTGAAGACACGCAATTAATTGACGGAAATGGTTCGGCCCCGAATCTAACTGGAATCTATACTAATGCAACTGCGTTTAGCGCAGGTGGATTCGCTAATGCTGTTGAATCAGCTAACGAGTTTGATTGTATTACTGTAGCTCTAAATCAGTTAGGTTTAGCTAACTATAACGCTGATTATATTCTCATGAATCCAACTGACTTCCATAAAATTCTATTATTGAAATCAAGTCAAAATGAATATCTTGTAAAAAATTGGCAAGAAGGATTAGTTCCAAGAATTGCTGGGGTTCCGGTAATTGCTACGACCGCTATTACTTCTGACAAATATTTATTAGGTAATTTTGCACAAGGTGCTCAATTCTGGGTTAAGGATAATGTTAGTTTAGGATTCTTTAGAGAAGACGGAACTAATGTAAGAGACGGTTTTGTAACGGTAAGAATCCAGGAAAGAGTGGCATGTACTCCTTATTTGCCAAATGCTTTCGTAGCTGGTGACTTCTCGTCTGACAAAGCAGCTCTTGAAACTCCGTAATTTTTCATAAGTTAATTTAGTTAGTTGTGAAGCCTCGATTAATTTCGGGGCTTCTTTTTTTTCTTTATTTTTTATTATATTTGTAGGGTCTTATGCAAAGGAATTTGGCGTAGAAATTTCGTTTGGTGGGTTACTACGAAACCTGGTAAGACTAACAACTACGGGGTAAGTCCTTGGGTCGCTATACGTTCTTTGATGAAACATTACAACGGCAAGTCCGACTATTCGTGCTATTAAGTAAGAAAGAGCCCTTCGGGGTATCTTTTTTGTGGCGTGGCACATATGCTTAGTTGAGCTTGCTTTAGTCTTGTTCTGTCATTGGACTATCGGTAGCAAAGTTGGGCTTACCCACGAGTTGTGATTTTCTTCTCTAAAAAAAACTTTATCTTTTTTTCACAAATATTTTTTTGTTTCGAAAGTATTGCTTATATTCACCATGTATAACAATAAAATCAATAGAAGATGTACCAAACTAAATATTTTAAAAACTTAAGAATTGATGGAAATAAAATCATTTCTTATACAACTCACGTTGCAACAATTGACCATTCAAAAAAACAAGTTATTGTATATGGCTGGTGGTCAGTTACTACTTCAAAACATATTAATTATGTAGCTAATGAATTAAACTATAATAAAATTGAATTATGAAAAAGTCTTTAAAAACTACTCGTAAACAAATTCAAAAAATGTTCTTTGATAATCCAACCCCACCCAAACAGGAGGGGTTCCGACCAGTTAATGGTTATGTGCTAATAACAAAGACCTATTTATTTGTAAATTTTGGAACTCACGTATATAAGAAAAAAAGAGGTTATTCCCAGGCTGGTTGTTCGACCGAATTAAATAAAGCTTTTAGAAAGCGAATGACTGACACTATTTGGAATGCTGACCAGCAAGGCAAGCTTAGGCTTCATAAAATCGTAGATGACAAAGTTGACACTGTTTTCACCACTGATTTATATGGCAAAAGATTAACAAAATGGCGCATGCCTCATTATGTTGGTTGCACTGTAAAAAGTGAATATAAATTTAAGCTTGGCTCTAAAGCTGATATAAGCAGAGACAGAAACGATTGTGCGATTAGGTCAATGCAATATGCCTTAGACTTACCCTGGAAAAAAGTTTATGACATGGCTGAGAAACTTGGCCGCAAAAAAGGTAAAGGAACTGATATGGCTATTACCGACCAAATTACAAAAGAGTATGCTACATTAGAATATTTAGACCTTCCTCTTTTGCTTGACGGGAAGCCAAATACTGTCAAAAATATTTATGAGCTTTTAAGCCCTCAAAAAACTTATTATATAAGAACTTGGGGACATATATTCACGGTCAGAAATGGCGTTTGTTACGGCAATGTCTGCGACGCCACAATGGCAAAGAAAAGAGTGTATGACCTTTGCGAAATAACTAAAAATTAAAACTATGTCAGATAAATATTATAATCCAATTTATGTAGCTAAAACAAATCCCTGGGAGATGGCAAAAGCTTCTCCCAAATTTGAACATTATACTCACGAGCAAATTGACGAAATGCTTTGGTGCGAGTTAATAGAAATTTTAAACCAAGACGAATGAATATACTTGAAAAATCAAATGAAATAATCTTTGGCCGGAAGGAAGAAAAAGAAAGACAATATGGCCCAATAGACGAATCAATTGCAAAGGCGGCCCGAGTCGCTTCAGAATTAACCGGGAAGGATATAACAACAGAAGATTTTTATAAGTGCTTAATCGCGCTTAAAATAAGCCGCATGGCCTATAACACAAAGAAAGACACAATGCTGGATTGTGTAGGTTATATTGCTGCGCTGGATTCTTTTAAAAATGGAGGCTATGGTAATAAGTGATTTTGAATATAAATACAAATGGCTTTTGTCAGAAGTTTTAGAGCACGGCGTAAATTCTGAGAATCGTACTGGAATAGCTACTAAAAAACTTTTCAATCAAAATATTGAAATTAATTTAAACAAAGGTTTTCCGGTCGTAACTGGCAAAAAAATTTTTTGGGAAAAAGCCTTAGCAGAATTTTACTGGATTTATTCCGGCCGGACAGACTTAGAATATTTGCACGCTCACAATATTTTTTGGTGGGATAATTTTGCGGTCGAAAATAAGCTGGGTAAAATTTACGGTTATCAAATAAGAAATTTTAATGGGCATGTTGACCAAATTAAATATGCTATTAAAGAAATTAAAAAAGGTTCAAGAAGAGCAATAATCACTCTTTGGAATCCATCGGAGCTGGACGCACAAGCGTTGCCTTGTTGTTATACGCTTCTCAATTTTGTTGAGGCCGGAGGTGATTTAAATTTAATAATTCATTTCCGCAGCTCTGATTTATTCCTGGGTCTTCCCTACGACATTATTTTTGGTGCCCTAATGCTTAAGACTATTTCAGAACAAACAGGCCTTAAAAGCCACCGTTTGGCTTTAAATCTTGCAGACGCGCACATATATGAATGTCACCACGAACAAATTGTTAAATATTTAAATACTGAAACCTTTAATCTTCCTTCGCTTTCTGGGTCCTATGCGAAAGGATTTATTTTAAACAATTATAAACACGGGCCTTATATAAAATCTAAATTAGTATTATGAATTATTATGACTTAATAAGAGGCTGGGCTTTTAAGAAAGGAATCTTAACTGACGGCGATGTAAAAACTCAATACGTTAAACTCCAGGAAGAAGCTGGTGAATTAGTT